AGCTCTAGGGTCAGTAGCTTGGCTCAAACGTTGTTGAAAAGCTTGCTGTTGTTTTGCATAGTCAGCACGAGGGTCAGCGCCGCCAGTCAACATACTATAAATATCTGTAGCCATTATTGCTCCTTAATAAGCATCAAAACCTTGACCAAACCCTTGGAAGTAGTTCAAGTTACTTTGTGTTTGAGGTGTAATTTGTCGTTGTGCCCCACCGTAAGTAGGCGTGTAAGGAACAGTTTGTTGCACTGGGTTAATTAACCTGTTAACACCCTGCATACCAGCATTCATCAAACCACTACCCAAACCAGCCATCGCATAGGCACTACCCGGCACTGTCGCCTGTGGCATTGTCATTGCTTGGTATGGAAGCTGATTACCCTGTAAACTACCCAAGTAAGTCTGCTGACGGTTGTAAGCTTCCTGAGCACCTGTGAGGTTAGCTTGTGGGAGATACTGAGCAGCTGTTTGTGCAGTTCCAGCAGCGCCAAGCATACTGTTGTACACGTTAGCCATACCAGAGCCGTAGATGTTAGCTTGAGCTTGACCAGCACCCTGAGCCAGACTGCCGATGTTAGAACCTTGAGTCAGCGCATTCAAACCAAACTGTTCAGGAGCCATACCACCACTAAACAAACCAGTAGCCAGTGCAAGTTGGTTAGCCTGTTGTGCTTGTCCAGCCTGAGTACCTTGTGCTGCAATCTGAGCGTCTGCTAGGGCACGAGCACGGTCACGAGAGAATTGCTCTGGGTTAACCATACCACCAGCACCAGCGCCAGCAGCTTCACCAGAGATACCCATACCGATACGACCTCGACTGAGTTGTTGGTTACGTAGGGCAATGTCCTCTGCCTGTCGTCCGGGCTGTAACAACCCTTGCTGTTGGGCTACGTACTGAGCAGCAGCTTGTTCTGGGGTTGCCTGAATAGCACCTACCGCCTCACCAGCCTTCTTGTACAAGTCTTGCTGATAACCATATGTCTCAGGCGCTAGTGCAAAACCAGCCTGTCCTGTGCCTTGGTCAAAGAAGGTAGAACCTGTACCTGTGCGGATTGAGTATGGCTGAAACTTAGCCATCTCCATCGCTTTAGCAGTATCAGAAAGTTGACTCTGACCAATGGAACTTTGAACTTGTCCCATTGCCTGAGAAGCTTTTTGCTGTGCCTCGGCATAGGAGATAAGTCCCGCATTGTAGTCAGCAAACGCTTGGTCTGCTACTGCACGTTGAGTTTCTGTGTCTAACCGAAGTTGCTCACGTACTCGTTTCTCTTCTTCTAACCGTGCAGCATCAGCTCTTTCTTGGGCCCCCGCCGCTTTACTAGCGGCATTACTTTGGAATAAGCCGCCTATTACAGCTCCTGCTACTGGTGCCATCCATGCCATATTACTCTCCTTTGGCGATCAACACTTCGTCGATCTTATCAATGTTTTTTTCTTCCGTTGCGTGAATACAGTACCAAATACTGTCTTCCAGTGCCTTTACACTATGGTGTTTATTAGCCACTATACTTATACAAGTTGGTGCTTCATACTCTGTAACATCATCATCTACTTTAACCAATACACGCCCTTTAGCTAATATTGACATATGGGCGTATGTGTGCTTATGTTGCATCAAAAAGGTATCGTAAGGAATAAATGTTTCCTTAGCATACAGCCCATCTGAGAAATGGTGGTTAATTTTTATTTCCATCAAACAAGTGCTCCATAACGTGTTCCAGTTGCAACCCATGTTACATAACTATTACCTGAGACCGCAGCCCCACCAGCACCACCTGCATATCCAGATTGGTTATAGTTTCCATCAACAGTACCGCCAGCATCGCCAGCAGCACCCCAAGAACCACCTATACCACCGGGAGATGAAGCGCGACCGCCAGTACCCCAGTTGTAAGATGCCCCGCCCGGAGTGTAAAGACCTTCCGCGTTTGGTCCTTGTGATGGATACGCCTCTGCATACCAACTCACACCGCCATCAATAAAGCCGGGGTCTGCTCGAGTAAGACCAGAGGCGCCGCCAGAACCCGGTGACGAACGATTATAGCCGTTCCATCCCCATTGAGTACCAGCTCCACCACCGCCACCACCACCAGCAATTGTCCCACTGTTGTTTATTGAGGTGCTAGAAGAAATAGACAAGGCGGCTCCACCAGCAAAGCCATTTTGAGCGCCGTTACCACCATTGCCGCCTCGACCACCCATACCTACAATTGTTCCATTGTTAATCAACAGAACACCATTAGGGAAAGAACCACTAATAGTTAAAGCAGCAGAGGCTGTTGTATTTGAACTGATAATTGCAGAATTAGTTACAACCAAATAATCAGTTCCATCCCAACCAGCAGCTAAGGCAAGGGTTCGTAAGTCTTGTGGTGTCGAGTAGTTAGACGAAATGGAGAACGAAAACTGAGCAGTAGTGCCGTAAAATTGACTTAGGGAAATAACACCGGACGTTGGTACGCCAGTGTTGTTGCTGGTAACGTAAGCACCGTTGCGGTAATACTCACTCAGACTAATGGGGTTGGAACCACCAAACTCAGTCTGAATGTTTGCAAGGCTAATTTGCCCAGACCCTTGTAGTGCCATTATACACTCCCATAAGCTGTCACGTTACCTACAACAGTTAGGTTACCACTGGCATCTAGTTTAGCTTTATTCACTCCAGACACTTTAAAGTATAATACACCACCAACTTCTTCAACAGTCCATGTGGATGCTACTATCTTACCAGCACTTGTGGCAGTAGAAGCATTGCCTGTTGTGTTTTGGTTACCTGCTGTGTTTACACCGGGCAAGTTGATGTTAGCCGTGCCATCGAAAGACACACCACCAATAGTACGTGCTGTTTGTAATGCGGTAGCTGTTGAGGCATTTCCAGTCACAGCGCCAGTTACAGCGCCAGTCAAAGGTCCAGTGAAAGTACCTGTAATTGTCTTGTTAGTCAGCGTAGCAGTAGCAGTTCTTTCAGTAGTAATGCCGTTATCTACTGCTGTTTTAACAAAAGCTGTAGTAGCCACCTGTGTGGTGTTAGTACCAGCAGTTGCCGTAGGAGCCAGAGGAGTACCAGTCAGTGTTGGGCTAAGGGTATCAGCCTTACTGTTAACTGCTGTCTGAATGTTGTTAAACTCATCATCAACCTCTGCACCCTTAACAATCTTGTTGGGGTCGCCTGAGAGTAACGCATCCTTACTCGCAAAGTTTGTAGCTTTTACATATTGAGCCATTAGCTAATCCTTCCAGTTTTAACAAATGCGTCAATCTTCTGCACTGACAATTCCGACCCATTAACATCAGCCTCAAAGCCAATTTGGATAGAAGTACCAGCGCCACCAACGCTACTTTTAATTTTATCTAACACAACACCAGCATTAAACTCAGCTATGTTATATTCAGAGACACCATACTCAAAGACATTACCCACCTGAATAACAAAAGGATAAGAGCGATATGCTGCCTCGTAGTCAACACCAACCTTAATCGTAAACTGTTGGTTAGAACCACCTAAGACAGTAACACCAATCTGCTTAAGAATTTTAGTTGTCGTTGGGCTGTTAAAGTCTACATAATGAGAGAAGTACCGAAGACGATAGCTCACTTCATTGTCTGAGTAACCACCATACTTACCAATACCGTTTACCTTACCAATTAACAAATCCCTGTTACGAAGGCGTAAGAAAGAATAGGCAGGGTACTCATACCACACTGTGACACGAGCTGCACCATCTTCCAAAGGACTTCTCATGTCTAAACAGTAGACAGTCGAGGTTGCAGGAAAAGAGATAAGGTAGAAGGCGTTAATCTCTGAATAAGCACTGCTTACGTGGTCTAAGCTACCATAAGAAGCATTCTCAGCGATAACATCCTTAATAAAGTCATCACGGACATTCTTGGTCAAGTCTCGCATAGGCAAGGACTTCTCTTGAATAACCCGACCTAGTGAACGAATACCAGTGTCAGACAAAAAGATTAGGTCATTACCTGTGTTTTGTACACTACGTCTAGCAATACAGCCTACACCGACAATAACATCCTGTAAACCAAAGTTTGTACTAATAGGGTTCTCTGCACCCTGATAGATAACAATGTTATGCTTACAGAAGATGATTAGGAAGTTGTTATGGGCTGCAATAGCCTCAATGTCATCTGCATTATCTGGAAGGATAGAGGCTATATTTAGGAAGCCACTAGAACCACCGTTGAAAGCAGGGAAATCACTGTCAGCAATATCTGTTGACCAGTAGATGTAATCTTTATCATGAACCCAGTAGCGACCCCAAGCAGCAATAACTCCACTAGGATATGCCACTCCAAAGTTCTGAGACAACCCTGTAGCGTCTGTAATTGTCTTGGCTAGGGGTGCACCTGCCTCGCTGTAAACAATTGGCTCATGGCCCGATTGAACCAGCAGGGCGGTGTCATTCAGTGAAGCACCGTTCCAATCGTTATCTGTAATCGTGTAAAGAGCTGGAGTAATGTCTGTTAAAGCAGCACCAATACCACCAGCAAACAGTTTGTTATTACCAGCAGAGATAACCTCTGTACTGTCATCAGCGTTTACATGCTCCATCATGAAGCGAATAGGTTCACCAGCAAGGGCAGAAGAACCTGAAGTGGTCTGCATTACCCAACCCTTACGAG